AGCAAATTGCTCACCAATTGTTTGTGGGCCTTTTGCTTCTTCCATTTGATTAGGAATAGCATTTACAGGTGCTTGTTCAGCTTGAATTTCCATAGCCTTCTCGTTTTCTGCTTTAGCATTTTCGACTTTTAAATCATCAACAAGTCCAGCAAGTTCTGTGTTGAGGCCTTTGATTTTCTCTTTAGCCTCAGGAGTGTACTTGCCGTCTTCAGATGTATCGAAAGCTGCTTTAAGCTCTTCACGAGATTTTGCAATCTGCTCTTTGAGTTCTTGCACTTTTGACATATTGGTTATTCTCCTATATATATTATTGGGTTTATTTTTTAGAGGACAGGCTCGTCCTCTTCTGTTATGTCGATATCCACTGTGTCAGACAATAAAGCCTGACCCTCTAACCACTCTGCATCAAAATCTTCGTCAGCTGATTCACTGTTATCATCTGTAACGGCTTCAGGTGATTCGACTTCAGGTTCTTCTGAAGATTCCACCTCTTCTACCTCAAAATCATCAGATGGGTCTTCATCTTCAATGATTTCTTCAACAGGTTGTTGTTCCTCTACTTCTAACTCTAAAACCTCTTCAGTTCCGACATTTTCGATAAATTGGTCTATTTCAACCCAAGCATCGCTTAAGTCTTCTTGAACTGCTCTTAAGGCTTCAGTAGCTTTTGTACCTAGTGTTCTTCCATCTTTAGCACGCAACATCGCAATGGCGGTAGCTCGTACCATCAAGTCGTTCAATGCAGCAAGCACATCTTTGACTTGTTCTGAGAAAGTTTGACTTTTCTCGGACATTTCAATTTCTTCTGATTCTTGTGTCTCTAATTCTTGTGCTTCCATTAATTCTTTTAGATAAACCGCAGGGTCTTCTATCATTTTTGCACAGTGTTCACAAGATTCAGCATTTGCATTATGTGCAACTACTGGTTCTTCAGAAGAAACTTCAGCTTCTGGTTCTTCTTTTTCAAAAGAATCAGAGCCTAAAACACTTTTTTTCTCTTCCTCCACTAAATCTTCAACCAATTCTTTATTTGATTTGATTGCCATAGTGTAGGTCTCTTGATTTGCACCAACAAGTACAGGAGATACTTCAAAGACAGTTAAGTCTTTTAAATATCTTGCATCTTGTTCTTGTTCGCTGTCAGCACTTTTAAATGGTGCTCTTTCAGAGTCATTAACTCTGTAACCGAATGACCATTGTTGCATGTCACCCATGTTTTTTACAATTTTATAAGCTTCTTGCCCTGAATCAGTATCCATGAAAAATTCACCATCAAAGGTTGCTTTTCCATCGTCTTCTTTGATTCTTCCTTTACCGATTGGCATGTCCCATTTATGAGCCCATACCATAGGGACATCGCCAGATTTAAAACCTGATTTGATTGAACCTGGGAGAACGACATCTCCGTCAGAATCTAGACTATTGAATACTGAAAATACGGCTGAAACTTTACCTTCGGCTTCTTCTTTTAATTCGAAGTCGATGGCTTTTACTTCTTTTTCAGACATAGCTATTAATATCTCCTCTGTTAACAGATTTATTAAAAGGTACGCTATATTAGTAATTTTTGCAGATGCTTTAAAAAAGCGTGGTATTTTATTCGTCTTTTATGTCTTTAATAACAGTGAGTTTAGAAACTGGCATTGTTACTTTTCTATCGGTTTTTTTATGTTTTCCACTTTCTAGTATTGCATATACTTGCATAGTGGCTTCTCCATCACTTACAGATGTAACTACTCCATGTACTGTTGAGGGTGGGTCTGGGTCCTTATTTATAGACCAACTAACAGATTGTCCTACTCTAACACTAGCTGCTTTCTCTCCACTCTTTTTAGATGAGAGAGGGTGGGAAGAAGGTAGCAAGTCTTGGTCATAAGGTTTTCTCTTAAATCGTCCTGTACGCAAAGCGTGTAAGAACCCATTTACTCTGGCTAATCCCCATTGGTCAGCTGAAGTTACATTACCTCTAACTGAACCTGGATTAGTTCTGTAAGCACCGACACCTCTATTAAAAACTGCGGCCAAAGTTCTAGCATTCGTTTTGTGTCTAGGATTTTTTGAATTATGATTACTTGCTTTTTCTGCAAGTATTTTCTTTATTCTTCCAGATATTGCTTTTAATGCAATATCATCAGCCATTTGGTTTGCTAGTTCAGCAGCGGCTTTTCTCCTAGAACGAACTACTTTCTTTTGGTCGTTAACTATTTTTTTCATAGCAGATACGCCTATGTTAGAAACACCACCCCACTTAATATTGGCAATAGTACCATTAAGTCGGTTGTTACCTTGATGTCTTCCCATGTAGCGTTCTCTTCTACGAACCCAGTTAAGAACTGATTCACTTCTATCACCAGACTTATATTTAGTCCAATTAGCAAATGCATCATTTCCTGTAAACGATGTAGGAGGATTACCTCCATTACCAGCTCTTCTCCAAATCTCAGGCCAATTTTCTTTTAGGTCTTTAGCGTACCCATATGGAAATTGCTTGTATTTTGAATTTGAGATTGATACTTGTTTATCATCTCCTGGACTTGGAAAATTTGTTCTATCTTTTTTAGGTTTTTCTTTTACGTTTTCTGGTTCAATACTAAATTGTGATTCCATAATAACTTCTGCTTCTTCTAAACTTACTTTGAGTTCTTCCATTATATCAACAAGGTAAGATTTTTTTGACCTTTCCATTTGTTCATGACTTGCACAAGGCATATAGTAAGTAGTTCCTCTTACTTCGTGTTCGTGATAACCTTCGCAACCAATTTCTTTTGCTCTTCTTTCAGCAGCTTCTATTGTGTCATACATCCACATATTGCTAGAAGTATTTCGACCTGGGTGTGCAGACTTTACTAACTTACCATAATCTTCTTCACTATCGCATGGCATATAAAATTTACCAGCTGGTCCTCTATCAACTACATGATAACCATCACAACCTAACTCTTTTGCTCTTGCTATAGCTTCTTCTCTTGTAGTGTAAGTATCAGCCATTGCTGGTGCTGCTTCTTTTTTACCTAAAAACTTTTCAGCTTCTTTTTCTGTATCAAAACATTTAATTACTTTTCCTGTGTCATGACTTATTACACAGTATGAACCATTAGGCATTTTTGCAATATATTTTTCCTCATTACGAGGTTCTTCGTTTTGCTGTATTCTATCTGCTCTAGGATTTTCAACAGGATAATTTTGTCCAGCTAATAAATCTTTTTGTTCTGTTTCAATGTTAGAACTAGCAGCAGCTAATGGATTACCCTCTTGTTCATTCTGAGCTTGTTGTCTATTAGCTTCTGGCATATCATTTAAAATTGCATTACCATTTGTATCTACTTGAATCATATTTAATGGTCTTAAGTAAACATCATGTTTATCATCAGAACTTAAACCTACAACTTGTCTAGCTTCACCAATAGTTATCCAACCACCAGATACACCCATATTTACTCTTTTGTACATATTGTCCATATCTGGTTGTAATGCTCTAACAGAGTTGATATCATATTCTGCTCTAAGTGAAACATCTTTAAAGTCTGGAACTAATAATTGATGTGTCAATTCATTAGCTACTGTTCTCCACATTGGAACAAGTTTTTGTTCTGTAAAAAATTCTCTTAATTCCTTAGTATTATTAAAAGTGGCCGCGTCCAATCCAGCCCCAAGGCCTGCGAGAATTGCTGGGACTCCTAAAACTGCAGATACTCTTTCTTCAGGTAATCTTCTTAACTCACCTAATTTCATTTGGTCAGGTGAGAAAGAAACAATATCTACATTCATAGCACCAGATAAAACCATAGGTGCAAATCTATTAGCACCACCAAATTTCTCTTTATACATTTGAAGTATTGATTCGGCCTCTTCTCTAGTAGGACCACCATATCCATCATTCCTTGGTGTAAGTACTACACCAGGTACAGCCATGTTGTTGAGCAGTGCAGCTGCATATTGTCCAGCAGCTTCATCACCTAATATTTCACGGAGAACTGTTTTAAGCGGAGCATGTCCTCTTCTGTGGTCATTAGGGTCTATTCCTTGTCGGATGTGGACAACATCTTTTTCTGGAAGTTCAATCTTTTCACCTTTACCATAAAGGTAGTAATCATAATGAGTAATTAAAGTATCTTCATTTCCTCTTACTTCTACTAGGTGTGGCATAAGTGGTACAAGTTCAACTACTTGACCTCTAGCATCTCTATTCTTATAAAGGAAAGCATCACCTAATGTATTTAAAGCTAAAACTATATAATGTGATAATAAGTTAGAAGACATAAATGGATTAGGCCTTCTATATAATTGTGCTAATGGGTGGTCAACAGATATTTCTCTATCGCCAAATTCTTTATCTATTTTTACAACTTGTAAAGGAGGTTCTGAAAATGATGTTGCTAAAACATTTAAACATGCGGTTACAGCAGAGTTTGCTGAACCATCACCTATTTCTTTTAATTTATTAGATTCCCAAAATCCTGATGAAGTGTTATAACCATATATAGAGGCATCGTTGCCAAATAATTGATTGTAATTTGATTGAGCTTTTTCTTCTTCTTTACCTCTTCCAGGTACAATAAAATCTAAAGCTTTCTGGAATCTACTCTTTTCTTCCATTTAATACGCTGTCCATCCGTGTCTTTGTTGTATTGACTGCGCTGCGAGACCCAGAGCATCGACTTGGTCGTCATGTGCTCCAACAGGGAAAGTCAACAACTCTCTCTCTAATTCTGTCAACCATGGCGCATCTTTGCGAAACATGATATCACCTGCCTCCATCCTAGCACTTAGCGGTAAAGCTTTGGTTATTTTATCCTTTTCTGCTCTCATTTCTTGTACTCTCATTCCAGACCTATTTGCTTGCTGAATAAAAGCTTTAGAAAAACCTTGATTCTCCATACATACATGTCTCCATCTGTATCTATCTGCCATTCTTTTCATAGCAGGGACAATATCAGGCCCTTCCATTTTTACTCTTACTAAATCTTCTAAAAAAAGTTGATTACTTGGTGTTCTAGCAAAAGACATAATAACTGTATAGTCAGATGCTTTTTCTGTTGTAACTGCTACATCTACAGCACCAAAGTGTTCTAAGTCTTGAGGATTCCATTGTCCACCACCACCCATGTAAAATCCTGATGGTGCTACATCATAATAAGAAACCCATTCAGGTTTAAACAAACCTTGACCAGCTTCAACAAATTCAGCCATATATTCTTGTGCGAATACAATAGAACCTACTTCAGTTTTAGCTGCTTCAATCTCTTCAGGGTCGATAGCAGGATTATCAAGAGTAGAAAATCTAAATCTTTCCCAGTTAGCTTGCTCACCTGCTGTTTCCCATAAATCATAAAACCAATTACCTACACCTAGAGGAGTACTAATAAATAAGGCTGAACCTTTTCTTTCTGTAAGAGTAGGTCTTAAAACTTCTTGCCAAACTTCTGGTTTGACGAAAGCAGCCTCATCAATAACTATAAAGTCTAAACCTTCACCTCTTAGTCTTTGCGGATTATCAGCAGACTTACAAGCAATAAAACCACCATTAGGAAAAAGAACTTCCATATTGGCAATTGAAATTTTTGGTTCAATTTCTTTAGGAAATGAAAGGGCTGCATTTTCTAACGCCCTCCAACCAACACGAGCAATAGAAAAAGTAGGAGCAACCCACCAAGCTCTTCCACCAGCCAATGCTGTTTGGATGCAAAGTTGGACACCAAGTCTAGTTTTTCCAAATCGTCTGCCAGCACAAAGTATTTTCCAACGAGCATCAGATTCGGCTACTTTCTTTTGTGCCTCGTGTAAAGGTGGTAACTCTGGTGCGTATATCGGCATTTAAATTAAATCTTTTGATTTGTTTCTTAACCTTTCTATAGATTGCTCTATACCAGTTTTAGCTTGTTGCCAAGATAAATGATTTTGTGAATCTTGTAACTTATTAGGTTCAAGCAATAGAATAGCAAAATGCTCGCCTTCTAATTTTTTTAATTGATTTTCTACAATATTTTTTTTATCTTCATCAGATATAAATTCGTAATCCATAATCTCCTACCATCTGTATTTTTGCTTACTTGCTTTTTGTACTTGTGCCATAGACTTTGGACTCAATGTTGAAGGGTCTTGTACAAACTCTGCATCCATTGGTGTTTCAAACATTACATTTTTAGCAATTTGTCTTTTACATATAAATTGACATTTAGGACACATAA